AATCGCTCGTTCGCCTGAAATCGCCTTTTTGTCGAAACATCACCACTTTTGGCATCGTTTATCCCCTCGTACCAAATTCCTTCAGGCGTTTTTCATTCAATGCACGCTGTCTGCTAAGAGCCTCGCTTTTGCTCATCTTCTTAGGCGGCTTCCGTTCCTCGTTGCAAACTCGAATCAACGTGAATAGTCGGTTAAGATGCCACTTTTCGCATTCCAAGGGAATGTGGGCGGCAAACATACGCGCATAAATTGCCTCGCTTGTTAAGGCTTTTACTTTCACCTTAATCTTAGGGCGAGGCTTACTCTTCTGCGGTATTCTGGGCTCGCACGGTTTTGGCTCACCCGGAAACCAGGTAGCCGTCATCGGTTCGTCCATATATTTGTAAATGGCTGTCATGTTCGATTCTGTCAGTCGAAGATACACGCTCGGTTCAACACCTTGCGTAACCGTCATGCACCGTACATAATCGACCATCTGTTCCCTTGTCAGTGAATCGTTACCGAAAAAAGGAACATGCCACTTCATTTCCCATTTAGACAGGGAGACAAGCGAATGCTCTAACTGGAGCGTTACAGCGTTCAGCTGCACAAATTCCTGTGTTCGTGCATCCCAATATTCCTGTTTAGGAATTGTGATTTTCAGCATTCTGCCTGCCTCCCTGTGCTGTTAAATGTTAGCCGTTAGGCAGTGCGATAGGCGCATTGCCTGCGATCTGAGGTGCGGGTTCAGCCTTCGTAGGCTTGGTATCGCACAGACCATTGATAAAGGCAATTGCCTTCTCCGTATTGGTGACAAGCGACATGTAGAAATCGCTATAGGCCTGAGTAGCCTCGAAATCTGCAAAAATCTCCGGGCTCTTCTCAAAGCGACGGCCGTCCTCGCTCTTCTTGCCGTAGGAAATGCGCAGAACATCCTGGAACAGCTTAACCAACTCCAGCTGGCTCTTGGCGTTCACGATCTTCTTGATGTACGCCTCCATGCCGCCCTCCTTGGAAAGCGACAGGTTCAGCACTTCTGCCTCAGTCAGATTGAAATAGAAGTCTTCGGTACGCTCGGTACCGCCAAAGTCCACATAGGTCAGAGTTTCGGTAATCATTTTTCTTTCTCCTTTACAAAGTCGATTCCATTTTGAATGGATCAGGTGGTCATCAGCTTGATAACCTCATCCGGCAGCGGCAGATACGGGGTGGTGTTGGCAGTGCCGTACAGAATGTTCAGCAGCTTCTCCATCTTGGCCTGAGGCACCTTGGTGCTATCCAGCTCCATATGGGCGGTGGGCTTATAGCCAGTCACCTTGACAGGAGTGGTATCGCAGTCCCAGCTGAAGGTCTCAGCGTCCGGGCTGTCATTGTAGGACTCATGGCTGCGTTCAGAAGGAGATGCAGTTGCACCCCACACCAGATGCAGGGTAAAGCCCAGTTCATCATCTTCATCGCTGCCAATGAGGGTCTGCCAGGTCAGGCCGAAGGGTTTACGCTTCTGCTGGCTGATGGTCACGCCAGGAGCCACCTCCGCGCTGCCGTCGCACTCGCCGAACTCAGGCGGATAGAAGTAGGCCTCCGGGGTGAAGTTATACTTCTCGCCTGCACGGATGCTGCCGTACTTGATGTTATCGGCCCACAGGTCGGTAGCATCAGCGCCATCCGGGCTCTCCTTGATTGCAGTAATGCCGTTCCACGCCACACCCTTGGGGTAAGCGCCCTTGTCCTGCTTATACAGAGCAACATTGCTAACACCCAGCTGGTACTTGCGCTCGCCGGTCTTATCCCATTCGATTTTTGCCATTCGAGTTTCCTCCTTTTTAGAAATAGATCGTTATAACGTCGTGGTACAGATTATCAGCCTTATACGGTCGGTCATAGCGGCACTTAGCCATTTGCATAAGTGCTTTCGTTATTTTGGAATCCGGTCGTGAATCGATGACTGTCAGCTGATAAAAAATCCGCTGCAAATAAACTCTGTTATCGGCAGCGGCATTCTGTATTTTAGATTGTTCATAGCAGATACATGGGTAACTCATTCGCAGATTTGCCGGGGGTTGGTAGTACACATTCTCTTTACCGCACGCATCTTTTACGATTTGGCGCAAAATAGCGTCAAGTTTCTGCCGGGGTTCCGCCATTGTACAGTCCTCCCAGGGTAAGTGTCAGCCGCGGATAGTCGATCTGCACTTCTGTCACTTTCCATCTAGCACCCATAATCTCTGCATATTTGATGGAGTCAAAGTGCTTGTACAACGTCGGGTCGGCCAAAATGCTCAAAGTATTTGCGATGGTTAGGTCGTCATTTACTTTGTCGGCAGTCTGGACACGCCGGGTATTCTTTAAAAGCTCGCCATAGCAATCATGCTCGGTCACTTTTTCTTCAAAGATGCTCGGCTCCGTTTCAACTGTCTGCACCAGACCGATTTTTCCAAACCATTTGCTCATAGCATTTCACTCCATTTTGAAGTTAGATTATACTAACTTGATTTGCAAAAGAAATCAGGCCGTTGCGGAAGCTGCCCATGCCTGGGTCTTCACAGTCTCGCCTGCGGTCACGGTCACAACGCCGGTGGCACCAAAGGCAACGGGCAGCAGGTAGTTTGCGCCCTCGACGATGATCAGGCGGCCCTTCTGGAACGCATCCTTGATCTCAGCCTCGGTCACGGTCTTCTTGAAAGCCGCGTCAGCATACAGCTTGTGGTCTGCGGTCTTGCCGTAAGCCATGTAGTTTGCAACATGCAGGTCATTGCCCTGCTCATAGAGCTTGTTCAGCATATCGTTTTACCTCCTTATCAGGCCTTGGAAGAGTTGGCGGCATCCATCTCGATGGCCATTGCGCCATACGGGGTGGTCATTGCACCGGAGCAGCGGGTCTCGATCAGGTAGATCAGCTGGTTGTAGTCGATGTTGAAGTCATCGAACATGTTGACCTCGCCGCCCTTATCGGCACCCACGGTATAGTCGGCCAGATTGACCACGATGCCCAGCAGGTCGCCGCCCTTGGCACCCTTGCGGCCTTCCATGCGAGGGACAGTAACGATCTCCTTCACGCGCAGCTTCCGGGCCAGAGCAGCCTCGTCAGCGTACAGCGGATGGCCGATGCCGTCCTCCAGCAGCAGCATGTCAGTCAGCACATCATCGGTGGTGTAGAAGGTCGGAGAGCCGGAGCCTTTGTACTCCTTACGGGCCTTGATGATGGACTTGATGGTTGCCTTGGCCTTGGCATCCTCATTTGCATTGGTGCCGGGCTGAACCACGACCTTGATGGTGTAGAAGTCGTCATCGTTAAAGATGGGACGGATGTTCAGCTCGTTGATCTTATCATCGCTGGCATCGTCGCGGCCGTCACCGATCAGAAAAGCCATGCCAAGCTCCTCGTTCAGCTTGCCGCGCTGCTCCTTCTTGACAAAGCCGACCACATCCATGGTGGACATATCAACAATGTCGTCACGGTCGAAGCGCTGCTTCTTGTAAACGGTGGTCGGAGTGGTGGAACGCTTCAGCAGCTTGAACACCTGCTCCTTCTTGTAGTTGCCCTTGATGTAACCCTTGGCACGAGCATCGTCCTCGGTCAGATCGGCAAACATGACCTTGACACGGGCAAACGGCACATGATGGACGCTGTTCATAACCTTGTCAACCCAGGTCTGGTCGCGGTCCACGATGCGGGGCACCGTATCCAAATTGTGATCATCCGGGAACAGGTAGTCCATGTTCTCGATGCTATGGGCCAGCTCATCGCCGGTAATGCCTGCATCCAGGAAAGCATCGCGCAGAGTGCCGTGCTTGCTGGCAGTTGCGATAATGCCGTTGATGTCATCCAGACTGTGCTTCAGCACAGTGCCGCCATTGTCGTTCTCAAAGCAGTGGTGCATAGTATTGTCCTCCTCACCATCACCCTTGTTGTCGCTCTCACCGCCCTTGCCTTCATCCAGGGCAGAGCCGATAATAGCGTAAACCACGTTCTTCTGTTCCTCCGTCAGAGTATCAAATACCTCCTTGACGGTCTTCTCGTTGGCATCAGCCATTTTGCTTTCTCCTTTCTTATCCTTGTCGGTTTCGCTGGAATCATCCGAATGCTCCAACGTTTCGTCCTCC